CACGATCCCTAAACAATAGCGTTTGCATTACCTCATCTTCCCTGAGCAAGCCATCTTTGAAGATAGACTTGATGTGGCTGTTTACCTTGCCGGAGAATACGCCGAACAAATCTGCTATTTCACAAGCCGACATCCAAACGGGAGTTGTCGGGATATGTACTTTTCCATTCTCTCCAATGGTTATGATTTCTCTTTTCATCGTTCGTCCTTCTTTTATATAGTGATACCATTGAACTGCTCTATCTTGCTCAACTTATCGGAGAGTGCTGCCATATCCCGACTTTCCTTTTCGTGGGTGATTTTGGCGTAAATCTGCGTGGTGCGGATATTCGTGTGTCCGAGCATCTTGGAAAGGGTTTCGATGGGAACGCCATTGGTCAGACAGATTTCCGTCGCCATAGTATGGCGGCTGGTATGCCACGTAATCTCTTTTTCGATACCGCAGAGTCCGATGATTTTCTTGATGTTCTTGCAGGCGGTAATATACTGCGGAACGGGCAGGAGGTAATCCTCCTTCGCCATGCCATCGTACTTCTCGATAATCTGCTTCGGAATATCCAAAAGCATGATATTGGACTCCACACCTGTCTTTTGTCGCTTGGTCATAATCCAGAGTTTACCGTCAAAGGAAGTCTGAAGGTTATCTTTGGTCAGGTTCTTCATATCGGTAAAGGACAAGCCCGTAAAACAGCAGAAGACGTACAAATCCCGAACCAGCTCCATTGATTTACGCCTGAATTTCAAATCCAACAGCCTGCGGATTTCATCCTTGGTCAGATAGTCCCTGTCGGTACTCTCGGCGGATATGCTGTAATCCACGAACGGGTCACGAACTATCCATCCGTGATTCTGGGCAATGGTAATCATACGGCGCAGGGGCATCATGTAAATCCATACCGTGTTGTTACAGCATTGCTTTTCGGTGCGCAGGAAGATGTCAAAGTCGGTAATGAAAGCCGGAGTGAGTTCTTTCAAAGCAATGTCGCTGACACGGTAACGGTTCTTGATGAACTCCTCCAAGTGTTTATAGACTGTGCAATACTTGTGGTAGGTAGATGGGCATCGCAAGCCCGCATCGACCTGTTTGAAAAAGTCCTCATTGTGCTGGGCAAAGACTTTCAGCAAGGTTTCATGCCGCATTTCCAAGCCCAAGAAAGCGTTCTTCACTTTCTCGGCAGTGACATAGTTATCCCGCTCGGCTATCTCCTTGTATTTGGCATTGATACCGACACGTATCTTGTCTAAGAAACGATTGGTTTCCAACGCCACGGTACTTTTGCCCGAAGCACGGTTGCTCTTGATGTCCCACAAGTCGGGATGGATGTCGCATTTGCAACTGAACTGGGCTATCGTACCGTCTATGGTGATACGGCACATCACGGGAACGGAACCGTTCTTCTTGGGGGCGTTCTTTTTGAGGTAGAACAGAACCTTAAACGTACTACGCATAACTCTGACTTTTTACGGTTTACAAAACTATTCATTGTCAGGTTATTTGTTGCTATGCAAAATATTGTCGTTCAATGGTAAAGAAACAATCCGCAATTTATTTGCCTGTTTCTTTTCATCGACGTACCTTTGCAGGAGGTAATCCCCGAAATTCAGGTCGGATATTGCGCTGTTCGTTACCGCTTTTCCCAACCCTCACTTGCAAAGGAGGCGGTAATGTTTTGGTAACGCTGCTCTGTCCGAAGTTGGTATAACCCCGTCTTTTCGAGGCTTTGCACCGAAAGGCTCAAAAATCAGAACTGACTGACTCACAAATCATTTACGCTATTTTGCCTTTTCTTGAACCTTGGGGATAGATTTTTCACCAAAAATATAAGGGAACTATTAGGAGAAAGGGTATTAGGATACGGATTGAAGGTAAATAGATGGAAATGAGAGGGATTTGCGCTATATCTCTATGGTTTGCGTATTGAGAAAAAGAGCAGAAGATGTGGATTTATGCAGAAGTTCCGTTACCAAACCATTAGTCCATTCCTCGAATGATAACGAAGAGGTAAAAGAAGGTAATCGACAGAAGAGTATTCGGTAACTCATTTTTCTGCTATTACGGTGATTATACTTTGTACCACAATGTTTTGCGTAGCTGAAAACGCTTCAAAATCGGGTAACTTTGCCCATAAAAAGAAGCGTATGAAAAAAGAAAAATGAAGGTTTTGCTCTATCTGAAAAAGAGCAGATTGGACAACTCGGGGCAAGCCCCGATCATGGGGCGGATAACCTATGAGCGAACTATAGCCTAATTTAGTTGTAAGCTATCGTGCAATCCCAAGTTGTAGACCGCTCGTGAGAGCAGATTGAATGGCAAGAGTCGCGAAGCTGTGGCAACGAATGGCAAGTTAGAACGCTTGCTTCTCTCGGTACAGTCGACTTATAGGGTTCTTTGTGAGCGAGGGATTGTCTTTACAGCGAAAGACATCAAAGAGCAGTTCCAAAGAAGTATGCAAAATCAAATCAGCTTTTTGGAACGATACGACCGAATGGTTGAAGATATGGAACAAAAGGTAGGCATCGAAATAAAGGCTACGACTATGAGTAGTTACCACACTGTTCGCAAGCACTTGCAAGCCTTTATTCGAGAGAAGTATCACACGACAGATATTTCTTTCGGACAGGTAGAGGAAGACTTTTGGGAATGCTTGCAACACTATTCTGTCGGGAAGTTGTGACATTCGCAAGGTTATTATCGTAAGACAACTTTAGCGGTGAAGAAAGTCTGATGTTTAGCGCGTATCGTGAAGGATTAACTGAACGACAACTATTCGCCCACGTGGAGATAGAACGAGGAGAGAATAAACAACCTCGTGCATTGGACAGAGCTTCATTGGATAAGTTGCAAGCCTTGACTTTTGAGCCGTATGAAGTGGAGTTGGAAACAGCTCGTAATCTCTTCCTCTTTTCTTGCTTTACGGGGGTCGCCTATTGCGATATGGTTACCCTTGGTCGGGAGCATCTCTTTACGGACGATAAGGGGGAGTTATGGCTGAAGTTCCGCAGAGAAAAGACCGATACGCTTTGTCGTGTAAAGCTCTTGCCTAAAGCCGTACACTTGATAGAGCGTTATCAATCTGACGAACGAATCACACTCTTTGCTCCCATTGCCTATTCGGCATATCTTACTCAACTCAAAGCCTTACAATTTCGGGCTGGCATCTCTATTTCCCTTTCGGCACACGTTGGTCGCCACACTTTTGCGACCTTGATTACTTTGGAACGAGGTGTTCCAATCGAAACGGTTAGCCGAATGTTGGGGCATAGCAATATCCAAACGACCGAGCGATATGCCCACGTTACCCCGAAGAATGTTTCTTTTCTCCGTCTTTACGGGATTGGCTTTTGCCGACTTGCAAAGTTTGAGAGTTTCGCAAATCGAAACGAACAGTGAGGGGAAAGCAGTATATTCGCAAGTCAAGACAGAAAACAGAGGTAGAGAGTTTGATACCCCTGCATCCGATAGCAGAGCAGATACTTTCACTTTACACGAAGGAGAATAGCAAGGGGGATTACAAGATATTTCCCGATACGATGAGCAAAGGCAAACTGATTGCCAGCCTTAAAGCAGTAGGCTTGGCGTGTGGTATTCGCACTCCGCTGACTTGGCATGTCGGAAGACATAGCTTCGGCACAATGACTTTGGAGGCTGGTATTCCGATAGAAAGCATTGCCAAAATGATGGGACATTCATCCATTGCCAGCACACAAATCTACGCCCAAATTACTGATCAAAAGATTGCAAGGGATATGGAGAAACTCACACAAAAAAGAAGAGGTTAAGACCAAACAGAAAGGACTTGCTTCGTTTCATGGAGCAAGTCCTTTCTACGACTAATATCGTGTAATTTCACCATTGAAAGCCTGTGCTTTTCCCCACAACGGCCCTTTTGCACCCATTGTGAAAGCGATATTGCTACCCCTGATAGCCAATAATTCAGAATGGACTTGCAATCTTAATGCTCTCATCAATTCAGGGGTTAGGCTGATCATTCCTCCTTCTCCTATTGGCACCCAAGTATAACCCCTCCCTTTATAGGTTATCAGTTTGCCCATTGGTAGCATCTGTTCCCTTAGTTTGGGGCAATCTGTCAATATATGACACAGTTTTGAAGAAGAAAGAAGTGGATAGGTCGTTATACAGAAGCCCCCGTCGCTTTACTTCCTGTAATCAGAATAATGTTTTTAACAACTTGTTGGCGGAATTAAATAGTCCAACAAATATGCCTAAAAAGTTGCACATATCGTTGGTTTTTAGTAACTTAGTAGTGTAAAAATCAATAAGTTCAAGCCAAAATATGCACAACCTTTATACAAAATTCGTCAAAATCCTTGAGATATGCAAGCTATTTTCCGAAAATCTCGTTAATGAATATGGCTGTAGAGTCCAACAGCAAATGCAAAATTAGTGAAAAGTTTTGAAGAAACAATTTATCGGTGTATCGAAATTGAGTTTTTCTCTTGGTCTTCTGTTCAATTTCTTTTGAATATTCATGATACGTTTGTGGCTGAACTCATCAAA